CGTGTACATGAGGGCATTTATCATTCATGTAAAAATCACTCTCTGTACCTAGCAGTCGATTTAGCATGGGACTCTCTTCCTATTAATAAGTTTTCGATTCCGTTATTACAGTACGCACAGGGAAAAATAAATATTCAGCAGTGTGCCACAAAGCTAGATGGAATAGATCCCGAACTTGCTGAGCAGTATACTACATATGATGATGAGGGGACAGTTAAAGATATTAACTTACTTCGTCTGTATGAGGTGACTGTAAATATTATTCGGTCGTACATAACGCGGCGAGTTGCTGCGCAAGTTAGTAGGTTCAGCAATCTATATCCTTACCTTAAATTCGATGCAAGAGGTACAGACACTCCATCTAAGGTTAGGGCAGAAGTATTGTCACAACGCGTAGAGATGATGACCGAACAGTTCGGATTTAGAACAAAGTTCGAGCAGGCTATAAGATCTATGTTTATGTATGGCTATGCGATTATGTTTCCGTCTGAGCCTTGGACTAGGAAAGTTCAGTGGCGTGAAGATGAGGATGGGGACTTAGAAAGCTATGTTGAGAAAGAGGGTATACACTTTGATTTGCCACATCCTACTAGAACATTTTGGGATAACTCAGAGCCGATCTCTGCTATAAATACTGATCTTGGCCCTAATTGGATTGGATATTGGGATATCGTAAGGTTTTCCGATGTGAGGGATGATGCAGCATATTGGAATCTAGACGACATTGCTTACACCAATAGCTTGCATGGCTTAGTTAATTCATACAAGGATTTCTTTGATTACTACTTTGATGGATCTGTTTTAGCTTTTCCAAAGAAGACAGATTGGTTTCCATTTAATAACGACAGGACTTCTAGTAAGGGAATTTATGCTGGGGAGGATGAAGATAAAGCAATGTTTGTTTCTACTATCTTCATGAGGCTTAACCCTAAAGCAGAAGGATTAGGAGACTACCCATTTGATTGTTGGCTCAAGCTAGTCGTAGCTAGTGATGAAACAATTATCTATGCAGAATGGATGCCTTCTCTACCTGCTATTTATGGAGGCATCAATCAAAACGATGACCGAATGGCTAATTGCTCTTTTGCTCATGACCTGATGCCATTCCAAGATCAGCTTAATAATATAGTATATTCTATGCTGCATCACATGAAGGTTTCAATGTTTAAGGTCATGATGATTGATCAAGATGCCTTAGATCCAGATGTTCAGGAGTACCTGCAAGATTCACTAGCAGAAGACACATTCTACCAAAAGCCTAAGGCTGTATTTTATTCAGGTGCTAGGGCAGCTGACTTAGGCATAGATACTAAGAATATTCTTACCGTGGTAGACGCATCCAACGAGTTATCACAGGGTATAAACAATTCACTGAACTCTTTGTTTCAGCTTTTGAGCTTAGTTGAGAAGCTAATGATTCTGTCTCCTCAAGAATTAGGTCAGACAGCTGAGCGTGAAATATCAGCCACAGAAGTCTCGGAAATTGCTAATAGTACAAATGCAATTTACTCCTTTATATCTCAAGGCATTGATGACATGCGCGCTGCAGCAAAGAAGATGATCTACGAGCATCTTGTTACCTGTTCTACAACAGAGTTCAATGTTCCTGTTAAAAAGAGATTCACTTTAGCTTCCATAACAGAAGCAGGTTTAGAGATAGAAGATACTGGGGATCAAGATGAGAATCCCAAAGGCAGAAACATTATAGGATTACCGAGCAACCTCGTACACGAGTATTTATTTACAAGTCGAGACGGATCGGAGCGGACACAAAACATACAGGCAGCAGGAGCATTGACTCAGTTATTCCAGCAGATTATGTCGGTTCAGCCTATTGCTGAGGCTTTGGGCAAGGAGCGTATGTTTGAAATGCTGAATGAGATTTTTAGAATGTCGGGTGCTGGGTATGATCTAAACTTAGAGATGGATGAGGCAGACGAGGCTGAAGAATTAAGCATGCAGGACGAGCAATTTATGGCTGAGCTTAAGGTTAAAATGCCACAGATTGAGCAAATGCTCATGATGTTATCTCAACAAATAGGAGGTCAACCAGGTCAACCAGGTCAACCAGGTCAACCAGCTCCAGGAGGAGAAGGTATGCCTATGCCTATGCCTATGCCACAGGGTGAACCGATGCCGGCTGAAGGGCAAGCTCCCCCACCCGAGCAAGCACCAGTTTAATTTATGAGCGAAGAAAAGATTGAAGAACAAGTAGAGGAAACGCCAGCGGTAGATGCTCCTGAGGAAGAGTCTAGCAACCCAATTTTCGATGCCTTATTTAAGGCAGTTGAAGAAGAGGGTACTGAAGATGAGGCAGAGCAAGAATTTGTTCCACCGCAGTCTCTCCATGGTGCTTTACATGAACTTGAATCAGAAGAGCCATCTGAGCAATCGGAGCAATCAGAACCAGAACAACCAGAAGAATCTGCAGGCAAAGAAGTTCAGCAAGAGGCTTCATCTAGTCCAAAGAAGGTTAAACGAAAAAGAAGGGTAGTTGATCCTGTATTTGATAGTCCACATAAACGACCTACAAAGCAACCTACAGAACCACAAGATGACCTTACTGGTTTAAACTCAGATGAGCGTAAAAGATATGAATTGGCAAAGTGGGCTTCTGAAAACCTAGAAGGATACAAGAATAAGCATAAATCCTATCTTTCATTTTTTAGGAAGCACCAAGAGTTTCTTAATAAAAAGCTATCAGATGACCCCGAATCTGATTTATCTCAAGATAGTGAATATAGGAGTTTTTTGGTTCAGAATCAGCCAGCATTTAATGTTGATGAGGTTAAGGATAAAAGAATTACAACAGAGGCAGAAAAGAAAGCTCTCGATAAACTTCAGCCAGAGCAACAAAAACTTGAGCGTCAGATCAAAGCCTTAAGGAATGAGCCTATTGCCAAAGAACTTAAAGCGAAAAAGAAGAAGCTAGTCTCTGATAATATCCCTAAGGAAGTAATGGATCTTTTTAGATCTAACCCCAATTTTTCTAAGACACATGCTTTAGAAGCAAAGATTGTAGACCGTGTTCTTGGAGATGCTTATTCGATGATTGATGCATTTTATGATATATCTCATGAAATTGCAGATTATAATGAGAAAAATCCAGTTCATGTTAAGCTCTCGAAGTGGATCGATAATGAGCAGACAAACTACATTAATTCTGGTAAAACAAAAAAGGGAGGTCGTCTTTTTGTAAGAAGAGAAAGATTCCCAGGTGTCCCAGATGCAGAGAAGTCAAAGTATTATACATTTTCGGATGATGATGTTATGAAGCTTCTAGCAGCACGAGCAGGGCAAAGTGTTGATACTCAGATCAAAAAAACACTAAAGAATTTGCAAGAGTCTGGGTTCGTTAGGGGAAGTGGGGGCAAGGCAAGTCCTGCCCTTGAACCAAATCCATCTCCTTCGCCTAGGAGGTCACCTTCACCTAGACCTGGGCCTTCGGCGCCACAGGCTGAACCTAAATCTGACAACCCAGTGATATCCCTTTTGGGACTATAGATCGATCTTTTGGTAATCAATTAACAGCCATGCTTGCTGTGGATTTATAGAAAAATACCAAAAGATCAGTAGTTCAGCTTTTTTTGTAAAAGTTACGCTATTTTGAATGTAACCAATTAATCTTAGTTACAAAACATTATGGCAAACGAAATACAAAGTTCAGGACAATTTACTACTTCTGGTTATCAGAACACGCAGATGTCAGTACCAACTGCATCTAATGCTAGTTCTTTAATCCCGGGTGGTGGATCAGGTTACGAGGCACTTCCTCGTATTATTAAGGTAGATAGCTCAACAGGCTGCACCCTTACCAAGGCTCATGTTAAAGGTTTAACACCTGGCGAGTTCGAGGCACTTGGAAATAAGGAAGTTGACCTTGCTCGTGTTATTGCCTCTGCAGCTGAGGCTAAAACTCTTGGCGTTGAGGAGCGTGGACTCGCAACCTTGCTTACATCCTCTGTTCAGAATATTAAGCCTTTAATAAATAAGCAGAATATCGCAGAACAATCGATTATTCTTCCTTATGTTCAGCGTCGTCAGCGTTCAGTTATCAATGCTAACTACTTTGCCGTAGAAGGAGGGCTTGCAGCAACTTCTTCAGATGCATATGATGCTTCTTTTAGCAGTCAATCTGGTGACTACAAAGTAACTGTTAACTTGGGTGGTTCTGATTGGGTAACTCCTCTTCAGAATATTGAGCGTTACTTCCTCCCTGGTGGTTATGTTATCGTTAATCACTGGACAGCAGCAGGTGCTGTTCAAGAAGTACAGTTTATGATCGTTGGGGCTGCTAATGCAGATGCAGGTAGCATTGCTAAAGCAACTGTTATTCTTCGCCCTACTGGAAAAGATATCCCTGCATCGGCAGCATTCTCTACTCTTCCAGCTGGCGTTCAAGCAAAATGGCAGCCAACTGCAGGTATCCTTCAAACGATTGCCAACAATGTAAACGACTATGAGTCGTGGTGTCGTAACCAACCAACTGACCTGAGCGTACGTCTCTTGGTTAACTGGTTGCAAACCACTCGTGAATCTCGTGAGGTCAATGACTCTTACAAGAAGACCCTCGAGTCGATTATGTCTGGCAAGGTTAATCCTTATCTCTCTTCCATGGTCTATCAGCCGCTTCAAGAGCAAAACAAAATTGCTTCCAAGATTAGCCAAGATCAATGGACACGATCCGTATGGTACAACCAAGCCATTAACGACGCTCAGAAACCTGAGACTTACATGAATCTTCCTGCGGTTACTGACCCAGAGGACACCAATTGTACACTCGAGTACAAAGCCAACGCACTTGGTATTAAGTCTCTGCTTCGTGAAGGTAATCGTATTAAGGACAATGCTGGAAATGCCCTTGACCTTGATTCTCTCTTCTCTGACTTGTACCATCTCAAGCGGAATCGTGAACAAGATGGTGATACTATCTCAACCATCGATGTCATGACTGACCGTTTGACTGCAGTCAAAATCTTTGAAGCTTTCAATTCTTACTACAAGCTTCGTTACGGTTGGGAAACTCAGCGTAATGCCAACATCAATCAAACGATTGAGCATAACGGCATCATACTTTTCAACTACAATGTTTACGACATTCCTGATGTTGGAGTACAATTGGCAGTCTTCCATGACCCAATGTTCGATGACTTCTTGAATGTAAGTGCTGGGAAAAAGTATCTTCTCGATGGAACTCGTTCTGGGGACGATGTATTCAGTGGAGACGATGCAGGATTCTCTCAAGCTACAAGTCGTATGTTGTGGCTCGTTGACTGGTCTGACGTAAAGATCGGTATTGCTGGAACCAACAGCATTACTCGCACTCAACCTCATCCTGAAGTTGATCGCTTGTATAGCTGCCGTATGGACTCTGTGAAACGCACATTCAATCTGCGTTCTACAAAGTGGACTACCATGATGGATCGTCCCCACCGTCACCTCATCATCGAGAACATCTCCGATGAGGTACAGTTTACTATCGGCACTACGACCCACAAGTTCTAAGCGCTAAGCCTCTCACATCTCACATCACTCATGACGGTCGGGAGGCACTGCGTATGCGGGGCCTCCCGATCTATTTTACAAAGATATGAAGTTACATTTTGAAAACGCAGATATTAAGTATAATGGATTTGATAGTTTTATCAGAGTCCAAGTAGGGGCTTCCTGGGAAGGCATTGCAGAGGTTGAAGATAAGCTTGGCAGTGACCTAGTTGAAATCCCTGGCGTAAGTGAGCTATCTGATTCTGATTGGGATTGGTATAAAAAAAAATCCGTAGAGGATCCAGTAGCCTACCGTCAGTTCGGAGTAATCAAACAGGATTCAACTCAAAACCCAAATGCCGTGTATGCTCAGGAAGCTGGAAGTCCTACGGATACTCCTACTTCGGGTGACAGTGAAGTCATTGAAGTAGAGGTAGAAGATGTAGCTCCACCTACTGCTGAGGAAGAACCACCTACTCCGAAAAGGAAAGGTAAGAAGTAATGGATCAGCACACTGCAGTCGGGACATTCGGCTGGGTTTGCTCTTGGGGTCTTGCTGAATTTCATTTGATTGCAGCTAGCTCTGCTGCAACACTTACATGTGTCTACATGATACTGGCGATTAGATCCAAACTGAGGGATACTAAGTAATGAACACTATTTCCATAGAT